TATCATATTATACAGGATTTCTCCATGCTTTTCAACCATTTGATAAAGAATTAATGTATTATTGCCTAGGCTAACCGCCAGATTTTTAATGAATTTATTTCTTGCCGTGTTAGAAATGAGATATTGAATTTCGTCTTGGTATGTTTTATCTTTATACTCTAAACATTTATCATCTGGATGTTTTAATACAAGACATTTAATTTCAAAGTCTGATACCTGTTTCTTATCAATCAGTTCTTTTGTTGTAATCACTTGATTAACTTTACCAAATAAACCTTCTAATACAAGTTTATGTGTTTTAGTTCCGTCCAAAGTTCCTGTAAGACCAATACGATATTTGGCATTAACACAAGCAGTTAATATACTTGTTAATGATTGTGCTTTGAAGTTGTGTGCTTCATCACCTATTACATAATCAAACTGTTCAAAATATTCTTTAGGCATTTTATACAAAGATTGCCATGTGGAAATTGTTAAAGGTTTGCTTGACACCTTGTCTTTTCCCTGATATATTTTGTGTATATCGTGTTCTAATGAATTATTATTGTAATCAGCAAAGTCTGATGCCAACTGTTCTACAAGAGATGTTGTAGGTACAATAATAAGGCCTTTAAGATTTTGATAACGATATAACTGTTGAAAAATTAGATAGATGATAAGTGATTTACCGGAAGCAGTAGGAGATAATAATAATGTTCTACGCTTGCGCATTGCATGAACAAATGCTTCTATTTGATGTTCACGAACTTTAATTGAATTACCATTAGAATGTATATTTAATTCTTCAATAAATTTTGTGGCATGATAAACAGGATAATCATCATGAATATCTAAATCATTTTCATATTCAAAAGTGTATTCACGCTCTTCACAAAACGATTCAATATATGGTAATAAACCTGCGTATAACTGAAATGTTTGAAGGTTGAATAACCTTATCTTGCCGTCCCAAATTTTATTTCTAAAAGCGGGAACAAATGTATAACCAGGAACAAAAAAAGTAAAATATTCTGATAACTCTTTTGCAATATGTTTCTCACAAGTTATCTTTACATATACTTCATTAATTTTGGAAATAATCAAATCATTCATCATCTATTATTTAGGACCATAAAAAAACGAGACCAAAGTCTCGTTTTCTATTATTATATAAAATACTATTACGCTTGTGCTTCATTCCAAGAATAACGTGCTTGAATATTTCTTGACGAATTATCAATATTTTGTGCAACAAATGTTATTACGTCAGGACCATTAGGATATATTCCCATAGCGGATTGAGAAGTACCACCACCTAAAATACTATTACCAATGGCTAGCAGTTGCGTTAAGTCTTGTTGTGTTGTAGCATATGTACCTTGTGCTGAGTTCAAATAGAAACCAAACACAGGTTCACCGCCCGTTATAGTAGTACCGCTACCATGGAAAATGTATTGAGATAAACTTGAACCACCTACGTTCTGCCATGTTTCTGAAGAATTGTTTGATGTAGCATTTAAATAACAAGTAATTAAGAATGAACCATTACCGTATGTGTCTACTTCAAAAGGCAACATTTGCATACGATTAATAATCTCACGAACGCCTAAACCTGAACCAGCAATACCATTAGATGCAGAAGGAGAAATTCTGAAACTCATAATTGCCTGTGTGGCGCCTTGACTAACAGAAATACTATTTGTCATACCTTTTGTAAAGATGAATGATTTGTCGTTTGTAAAACCACCATCCATAATTGCAGAAGTACCCCAGTGATTGATTTCAGGAGAAACTTGTGGTGAATGTAATTCTATTGCTGTTTGTGCTGTTGGTGAATATAAAAACGTTTGTGCCGTGTTAGACATTGGAGCAAAGAACAATGATGAAGTTCCTGTACCTGTAGCCGCTTGATTCATTAAAATAGTTGTTGTGGTATTAGAAACTACAAATGTTTGTGAAGGAACGTTAGCACCAAAAATATATTGACCTGTTTGTAAACCGGTTGTTGTATTACCACCAGTTACAGTTATGATATTATTACCTGCTGTTGTTGTGCAAAGAATAGCATTATTGCCTGGTTGGCCTCTTGTTAAACCCGTAAATGTGTTGCCTGTAATACCTGTATATGAAATAAATTCAGAGTTTGCGTAACCTAAACCTCCAGTATTTGAACTTTTAACCCAAATTGTTCCTGATGTTGGCCAACCTGCCAAATTAGAAGCGGTCAATGCTTGGTCTACTGAATTAAAATTACTACCAACACCAGCAGCGCCACCAACCATAAATGAAGTTTTACTAAAGGTGTTTGTCTCATAACGACCAGGTAAATTACCAGAACGCATATAAGCTAAGTAGTTTTGATTGTTATTGATTAATTTGTGGCAATAAATTACGTTACCATCAGTAGCACGAACACCCCAACGAATGAAACCTGCGCCATACCAAGAGTAATCAATATAAAACATTTGCATCTTAGTTAAGTCAATGTTGTAACCTGAAGGACCTGTACCATCTAATCGGTCAATATTAAACTGCGATTGTGGAATGACAGTATCAACGGTTTTACTGAGAGTAGCATTTGTTAATGCTTGTATACCACGATAAGCAGGAGAAATAGTTAATGATTGGTCAGAAAGAATAGCAGTAACACGATAAGACATACCTTTGATTACAATAAAATCGTTAACGTTTAATTGTTTACTAAAGAATGTTGGATAACCAGGAGAAGAGGTAATAGATGTAGAGCCTGGATTTGCTGATATTAAACCACCAACTTGATAAACAGAAGAACGTCTTACAACTGATAATTGTGTACCATCAAATCTCCAGAACAAACCATTTTGTTGGTCAAAAATACCAATACGATTTTCTGCACCATACCATGAGTTAATTGAGCCATAAATTGGACCAGAGGCTTGTGTTACTGTTGGTGCAACGTTTGGTGTATAAGCAAAACGATAAGGATCAATAACAATTTGTGATGTAAATGTGCCGTTATAACCAGCTTCATTGGCACCAGAAATTAAAATGCCAGCAGGATAGTTAATGTTATGTGGATCTTTAGTGGTTACAATAACTAAGTTATTTGATGAAGAATATGTCAAACCATCAAGGTTCAATTGTGGTTTTAATGTTGTACCAGTAGACATTTGAATACCTTTACCAGATTGATAACGGAAATATCTACGGGTTTGACGAATATATTGTTGATTATGTGAAGAAGTGTTTACTGAAAAACGAACACCACCATCAAATGAACGATGAACAGCAAGACCTTGTGGTCTTGGATATAAACTAGCGTTAGTTAATGTTAAAGCGCCTGGTGTTACACCATTAGGACCAATAAATTGGAATGTTGTAGGATTGATAACTGTTGAAACTGTCCAAGAACCATTGGCAGTTGAAGCACCAGTTAAAGCAATTTCATTACCTATTGCTAAATTATGTGCTTGTGAGGTTACAACTGTTACTACGTTACCAGTAGCAGAAGCAGAAGCGGAAGCCATAGAAATCGTTGCATTGGAGAATACGCCACCTTGATATCCAATAGTTACGTTAGGATTATAAATGGATCCATTTGCGCCAGTATAAAAATATTTACCGGTATAAGTGAATGTATTGGCACCTGTTACTTGATTATTAGAATCAACAATGTAAACGCCATCAGCACCAGCATATAAAGAATCTAGAATAACAACTGGTGTACCAACAGCAACTGAGTTGGCGCTACCTATGTTTACGTTATAACTTCTAGAACCTGTATTAGCAACAATGTTGGTTACACCTAAATTACCTGTACCTGTAACATAGTAAGCAAAAGGCATATTATTAACTAAACCTAATTGTTCCCATTTAGTCGTTTGAACAGAATATTCATAGTCTGTATCAATTAAAGATTGTGGTGTAGAAACACGAAGTTTGTTAATTGGATCCAAATAAGTTTCAGAAGGAGAAAATTTCTCATCGTATTCATCAACAACAATTTGTAATTTATCTGTAGAAGATAAACCAGAAGTATTGTATGATAATACAATAGTTGTTGTAGTTGCGCCAGGATAATTACCGGTAGTGTCTGTACCAATAACATAAGAAGTCGTTGTTAAATTTGTATCAGAAAAATTAAAAATTACTTGATTAGTTGTAACGTCAGTAATTAATATTAAACGCTCTTTCGGAATTGGTTTAGGAATTACGATTGTTTTTGTAGAAGGCGTAAATGAATAATATGTATCTAATATAATTTTGCGAGCCATGCTTTCTCCAGTTTTTTGTTTATTTTTATAACTTAGTTTATTATTTAGTAACCCATTAAAATATCAACCGCTTTGAAAGGATAGATATTTTTAATTGATTTTATACTTCCAAATCTTGTTCTAATTATTACATTTGAACCTTTTGGAACACTATTTGCAAATTTTATGTTACCTGAAGGGTCTAATGTAAAACCTTTATTTGAAGGAACAAACATACTTTGCCATACAATATCAGAATATAAATTGAATGGTGATTGTATTAATCCGTTAATTGTAACTTCTAAATTATATGGACTATTAAAAGAAACGGTTTGTTGATTAAAGGTTGGTGTAAAGGTATTTTTAAATCCGTCAGTTGCATTTGAAATATCATCTAAAGTATAATTATCAGACGATATACCTTGTATATTTATATTTGAAGCATTTAATGTAGGAGTAGTTATAGAAGTTGATGCTACCGTGACTGCTGGAACATTTAAAGGTTGTCCTCCTGGAGTAATACCATCAGAAAATCTAATTTCATTATTAGCTGGGTCAAACCAAACTTCACCGGTCCTACTTACAAAAGTTTTAGATGGTTCTCCACCCAAGTGTTCCGTAAAAAATCTATAAATAGCAGGAATTGGTGCAGCCATGGGATTACTCTTTTGTAATATTAATAATCCTTATTTAGGCAATTTATAAATTTATTATTTTAGTTTCCACCAATGAATTTTTCCCAAGATATAAAATCTTTTAATTGATAGGTTCTAGAATTTAATTCTTTCATAATAGCTTCAATAACAATGATTGTTTCATCGTGATACATTTTCTTTTCAAGTAAACGAATTAAGTCATTATCAGATTCTAAGTATAAATTAATATCTGATTTTAAAGTAAACTGAAATGGTTGCCATCCGTGTTCGTCTAATTCTTCCTTAGACATTTTACCCGTATAGTATTCCCATTTGATTTTACGCATACGCAGATAATCAAAATGAGCCTTTTTAGCTGCCATCTTATGATTGATTAAAACATTGAGATACTTACTGTGTAACTTAGGTATTTTTAATAATTCTCTACCTGGTTCCGTTTGGTCAATATCTGCGTCTGTTTCCCACGTTTTTAATATTTCTTCAAGATTTTTCATCACTATAGTATAACACAAATATTGTTATTTGTCAATAACTTAATTAAATAAATTCAAAATAATCATAAGCAAATGTTGCGGTACCTGTGATAACATCATCAGCAGATTGTTTCACATCAAAATTAATATCAGATAAAGTGGTAGGAAATAAATTATAGAATTGAATTTTTAATACCGGATTGTTCAATCCAGATAATACAGTTAAAATACCATCAGAAAATGGATTAATTGGATGTATTTGGTTTAACATTTTATAATTATTTTGTTTTTGAGACAGACGATTTCTTTCGGCATATCCATTTGGTGAAGCAATGGAATACATCCACAAGTATATTTGTTTCCATGAATCTAAAGAACCGTCTACTATCCAAGAAATGGATAATGTGTTATAATTTAATTTGGTACCAGGAGAATTCATATCTAAGAAAGGTGTGTTTACCTTAATTTCAGGTAAAGACATACCTGGTATATTAATTTCTTGACAAAAATACTTTACAGAACCAATTCTATCTAAAGACAATAGGTATTTGGTTGGTTGTAATGGATTGGTATTTTGTGGTGTGTTTGTAATTGCGCTCATATAGGTATTTAGGTGATAAAAAAAAGACCTCCGAAGAGGTCTTTTAAATAATAAAGTATTGCTTTACGCTGAAGCAAACATCAATTACATTAAGTTACGAACACCGAAGATACGGTAGTAAACGTTAGTACGAGCAGTCAACTGACCTAAATTGGAAGTACCTAAGCCTTGTGCGAATGGGTTTGCAACCATGCCGTAACGAGTCTTGAAACCAATCTTTGGTTGGAATGTGAACTGGTCTACTGCACGAACCATTTGTAATGGAACGTATGGGCAATAGAACAAACCAGCATCGTATGGTGAAGAACCTTTGTAACC